TCTCGATGTCGCGCTCAAGGGTCGGGAGGAAGAACCTGATCTCAATCCACGCGAACATGGCGAAGGCAAGCAGGGCGATCACAAGCCATTGAATGAGCTCCCCGATGAATCGCTGCTTGTTCACTTGGTGACCTTATCGAAGAACTTGTGATAAAAGGCCTCGACCATCTTCAGGCCACCGAAGCCAACGATGAAGGCGGTGCCGTATTGTGAAGAGCCCGTCAAGTTCAGCCAGTCGATGAGAACAGGGGCGAGGTAGTTGGCCGACATTGTGCCGGTGACTACGGAGAGGAGCTGCTCCTTCAGGTCGCGCTTCTTCTTAATGGTGATAAGAGAGCCAAAGAAGCCGCCTATCATCAGGCCGATGTTGATGCCTATCTCGTCAAGGTCGAACTTCATCTTTTCCGATTGTCGTGATCTTCATTGCAAATTTACGAGGCAAAGCCCGCAGCAACTTGGTGATTGTGTTGCGGGAGTTGTACACATCGAGGTGGCCGTCGTTGTTTATATCCTTAAGTCCCTCACCCACAAGGATGCATCCGTGGGTATCTCTGTGATAATTTCCCGCGTGAATTAGTATCTGGGAACGGCTGCCCGTGTCTTGAAGCCAAAAGGACTGCCCGAACTTGGGGCTGATGTGCTTGATGACTGGATAAATACCGCCCGGGATTCGGGAGATGTTGCGCTCGTTGTTCCTCCACGGCAGCTCGAGGGTTTTGGCGAGCTCGATGCCGTTGCGGTCTTCAAGGCGTCCTGTCGTCTGCCACTCGTCCTCCTGCTCCCTGATGAGGTGGAGGCGTATCTCGTCGCTTTTAGCTGCCACTTGTGATCGTGTTGAGTTCTGTCTGCGTCAGGGCGCTGTCCCATAAAGCGAAGACCTTGATCTCGTCGCTGTCGTCGCTGCTCTTCCCTGTGATGCGTATCTCGTCGAAGTAGCTCGCATCGTTCCACTCGGTGATGCTGTGCGTCTTGGTCTCTCCGTTCTGGCTCATCAGGATCGTCGGGGTCGCGCTTGCCGCCTCCCCTGCTCCACTCCATGAGACCGCGATCCTTGTCACGATATGCGTGCCATCGCTGTCGAAGATCGTCCCATCCGAGGAGACCACTCCCGAGGGTGCCTGCACGATGCTGAAGCCTGTATTGAGGGTTCTGATGCGGTTGTTGTTGAAGTCGGAGCTCAAGCCGATGTCGATGAACCCCGTCACGCTGTCCGGCAGCTTGCCCTCGAGCATCAGCGTGCCGCTGTCGCCCGTCAAGATTCCCTTCGTTACGATGTCCGAGAGGGTGAAGGTGGCGGCTGCTGTGCTGTTCTCCACGCGGAAGGATGGGCACGTCTCGGGGTCTCCCGCTGTGCCGTAGTGCAGGGCGGGGACGTTGGTGGCGATGCCTGTCTCCGTCGTGCCGTCGCTCTTCGTTCGTGAGGATGTCGCTGCTCTGGCGAAGGTGAAGTCTCCGTCTCCGTCCGTCGGTATTACGCTGTATGCTTTTGCTGATTTGAATGCAGATGCAACGAGCAACAAGCTCGCGGAGTCGAAAAGGTTCGCCATGTTTTAGAGTTCTACCTCGGGCGTCCAGTCGTCCGAGAGCTGAACTTCAAAGATAAGATTTGAATCCTCTTGTGGCTCGATGGAGTTGTTCGCAGCGATCGCCCACTTGCTCCCGTCAGGGTGTTGCCGTGGGTTCGCCCAGTTGGAAGTAATAGACCCCTTGTACGCCTTGGCCTCGTTTACCTTCTCGTTGTACTGCTCAACCTCTTCGCGTGTTCCGATGTACCAACTCATACGATGTCGAAATAGGTGTTAATGTTCCCCTCGATGCCCGTGCCTCCGCCCGTTGTAACTGTGCCTCGGTTGGCTGATTGGTCGGAGTTAAAGAAAATGATTTCTTGAATTTTGCCAACTAAATAAGCACTCGAACCGCCAATTGGGTCGCGTCCAATGTGTACACTTGTCGGAGTGTCGAGGTTGCTTGTTCCTTCGCTTCCTTGGCTTCTTTCCAATGCACCATTACCATAAAGTTCGTATGTCCCTCCGCCCGTGTTAGCGTCAAATGATTCAGAAAAAAGAAACTGATTCGTTCGGTCTACACTAAGGGAACTGATAACCTCCAACCCGTTAGGATTGTGAAAATTTGCATAGTCGTAAGAGGGGGGATTAAAGAAACTTCTGTACCCCGTATTCGCGCACAAAATGCCGCCCTTCGATGTGCTTGTTACTTGCGCTACTTCAAATTTTTGGTAAACAGAATTGCCCGTAAATGCGTCCGAAATTGCGCTACTTGCGTCAAGGTATACGGGGTTTCCGCTGAACTCAACTGCCGCCTTGCTATTCTCCTCTACCAATGTCCCCCCACTCACCACAAGAGGCTGCTCGGATTCGGTCGAGTTGGTCGCATCGTTGCCGTTGCCGCTTTGGTCGTAGAAGGTTGTAACCGCTCCGTCTGCGGTGGTTTGGGTTATGACAATGTTTTTGAGGTAGAACACATCACCATCGGCATCTACTGTAGTTGTCCCGTCAGATGCAAAAAATCTCAAACTTGCTCTCGTTGAGGTTTTATTTATTTCATTAACCGTTACCCATTGGTCGAGTGTTGATTGTGATGATAACCCACTATCAATAAATTTTATTTCATTAACTGTTTGACCACTTGGAATGTAGTACTCATAACTTACATTAAAAACTTGTCCAACTGGCATAACTGACGGCAAAGATGCAAGATGAAAAGTAGAACCACCACTCAAAGTAAACTTATATGCATCGTTTACCCCTCCCACACTTTGGGCTGCTGCCCCCGTTCCATTACCTGCGGATAAGTCCTCGGTACTTGAAAAGTCAGATGTGTACACATCCACATCCTCATTCACAAAAGCAAGGAGACCAGAGATATCCAAATCCTCTCCATTGGCATCGTATCCAATATCTTGCTCCGCATCATCGCTTGACCTCCGCACCCGGATCAATCCTCCGGTGTATGTGTTGGTCAATCTCCTTGTGCTATATCCAGCCGTTGCACCGGTGTATGTGTCCAAAATTCCGCTGAATGTTGGATTGTCCGGTGATTGTGGTGTGATGGATATGGATCTCCCTAAAAAGAGGAGGATGTCGATGCCACATTGCATCTTTTCATATGTCGCTCCCTCGGATCTGACATGATCCTTGAACGAGACAAACTCCGGGAATTGGAAACAATCCGGTGTTGCCTCGTTGATGATCGATCCAGCGGTGCGATACTTATTCTCACCCCAATTTGTGTCGCAATAAATCTTTCCCCAACTCATATCAGAAACTCCATCGTGTTAATCTCCTGGTGCTGGTGGGATATTGCCCATCCAATTGGCTCTCGGTGTACTCCGGAAAATTAGATGTGTAGTAGCACAGATGATCTATCAATCGTTTGCGGTAATGATCTCCATTGTCCCTTGATTTCTGCACCAACATCAGCACCTCATCAAGAGATGGTGTCGTGCTATTCTCCGAAATGTGCCGGAACACTCCTCCATTGCTGATCTCATATGCATGGAATTGCAGAAATTCACTCATCGCATAGTGGATGATCACCGGTTGGATGAAATCGGTGAGGAGTTCATAATACACTCCGGATGTTGTTCCAGCGGTGATGATCTGCTCGATCTTCTGATACAACTTTGTCCCCAACAATGGAGTGATGTGGAGGTCTTGTGCGGTCTTGATGTGTGGGATGATCTTGTCAGTATCCACATTTCCACCGATGGATGTGTACCTCAACAGATCTTCCCTCCTTATGAATAGAACATCGCTCATCGGTTATCCTTTTTTGGTTACAAATCCCCGATCATCCATGTCCTTTGGCTTTGTGATGGCTTCCTGGTATCCTTTGGGTTCGAGTTTTGCATTCGGCACACCATCAGATTTCGCAGTTGATCCGGGGATCTCATTGTAATTCTTATCCAAGTTCCGATCGGTTGTGCCTTTCTCGGATTCGTCCAATGGTCGCACCTTTCCTTTGTCGGTTTTGCGTTTGAATACCATCCGCACCCAACGATGATAACATCCACCACCTCCCTTGAATTTCCAAATGTCGTATTTGGATTGTCCTTTCTTCGCCCATTCACCATTGATACCGGCATCGCTCATCTTGTCGATGTCATCTCTGCGATATATCACATTGGCTTTGGCATTCCTTACCATCGTGCGACAAAAAATCCTGGAGACCACCTCACCTTTGTCATTGCGTGTCTCCTCCGGTGGATCGTACCGATACCTCACACGATAGATCCCCGAATCATCCTCACTCTTTGCATCCGGATCGGCAAATCGTTTGAATAAGGTGAAGAAATCGGAATCCGGTTGGTCGTAATCTTCGACCACCTCCTCATGCACCAACTCCCATTCATCCTCATCGATGGTCTCTCCCTTGTCGGATAGGTAATCAACCCAAAATTGTGCATCCTCCTCCTCCAATTTGGGCATGTTGGATGCCAACTGCACCTCCTCGGATCGAAACATCTGCTCTGCGACATCCTTTGTCAATCCCAACATGCTGACCAAAATGGTCATGGCTTGAGATTCGGTCAATTCACCGGATTGATTCCTTGAAATCACATCCAATGCGGTGGTGATCTGTTGTGCGGTGTACGATACCTCAACATCTCCGGCATCTTCCTCACTCGATTTGAATGGGTTTGATGTCTTGAATGATATGTCAACTTTGAGATCCTGGTCACGCAATATGTATTGCATCCCCTCGATGATCAGATCTTGAAATGGCTTGATCACCGAGTTGTTGAAGAGGATAGATGCCTTTTCCAATTCATCGGCATTGTTGCCCAATCCGGTGTTGTCCTTAATTCCCAACAACATTGGAGAGGTAATCCGGTGAGATACCATGATTTTTCTCATGCACTCCGATGAGAGGAATTCATATAAGTTGTGAGCATCCGACAACTGCACCGGTTCGATCGTTGCGCTCTTTTCCTTGTCATCGTTGAATGCAATGATCGTGCGACCGGCATTGGATGACCCACCCCATTTGGAATTGATGTCCCTCTCGATCTGATCTTGCTCCTCCTCGGTCGGGATGCCGTTGTTGAAATTCACCAACAGACCAGGAGCCAGACCATTGTGGATGGCATTGAGATGATAGTTGGATATCTCTCCCTCCAATTCGGCATACTGCAACCCACCTTGATAATCCACCGGAGTGAAATAAACAGATCCAGCGGAATACGAATCAATGCTCAAGATGGCAAACTGATCACCATCAGATTGATATCCGTATGCTGGAATCTTTTGCAGTTCAAATCCTCTTTTCCCAACCTTGCTCCAATCCGAACAGAAATAGAAACAATCGATCTCACCATCCTCATTCAAGATGCCTGGTCGGATCGTGTCCCTTGCAATGTGAGAGACTGCGATCAGTTGACCTCCCTCAAAGGTGCATTGGAATGATGCATGTCCAAACAATTTCAGATCGTGGCATACTTTCCGGATGCAATCGGCATTGAACAATGATTGATACATTGCCCAATCATTGACATCGGTCTCATCCATGTTCACCTCCACACCATCCCCATAGATGAGATCGGATATCCCCTGGATGGATGCATTGTTGGTTGGTGAGGTATGAAATAAATCGATGAGGTGCTGATAATACTCATCGTTCGCACCATATTTCACATACCCACCTTTGGCATTCTCCTCGATCTTTGGTGAGGTATATGCACTCATCTTCACCACCCGGTGAGATTTGAGGTATTGCTTTAAGTTGTCAGCCATGATCGATTTGGTTTCGGAGGTGCGCTCATCGGATCATCGGCATAAATGGAGTATTTCAGATCCGGAGTCTCATCGGTGATCAGAACCTTTCCCCGGTATATCTCCTCCGACAACTCATCTTCATCAAATGCGGTGACGATCTTATTGAATGCATCGTTGTGTGTGATGTTTGCCAGGATCTCGGATGGTTGCTCTCTGATCTGTTCAACAAGTCCTCCCGGTGTCCCTACTTTGAACACACGCAAATACACAAATTCTCCCTCCTTGTATGTGGGGATGTCACGATTTGAAATGACAATCCATGATCCGGAGATGTTTCCGGTCAAGGTATTGAAAAAAAGATCTGATTTTCCGGTGTGTTCTCGTTCACCCCATGCAATGATTGAATCAGCATCGGTGATTGTCCGGGGCATGAATCTCCATGTGTTGCCCTCACTCGATGTTGTCCACACTTGCATCAAACAAATTTAGCGAATTTTAGCATCTCTCCATTGGACGAAACAAACGGCAATCCGTTGTTGTTTGTTGGGATATTCCTTGACCATGACATCATCCGAGGTGCATCTCTGCATGAATGATTTTTGATCCTCTTGGGGTGTGGGTTTTGGTATTGGCATCCCTAAATGTAAAAAAAAAGGGAGCAAATGCTCCCTCCTCCCCTAAACAACAACAGATGTGGTTGCTGAATTTTATGAGATCAGACTTGATGGATCAGCGTTGTACAATGGCAACTCTCTCTCCATTCCCTCGATGGTGATGGTGTATCCATAGAGGTCACCCAATGCCGTTCCGGTTTGAGCCGTGCCGGTGGTGACATCTGCACCATACTCCCGACCGATTACCCATCCCGATCCATTGTTGTCCTCGATGACAACGATCCATCGTCCTCGTGACAATGCCAGGATCTCTGCCTCATCAGTTGCGGTCAATCCTTTCAGTTGCAGAGTGAGAGATTGTGTGACAAATGTTGTCCCATTCTCCCGACTGCTGGTGATCGTGTTGGTCAGACCGGATGCCATACGGACATCATATTGCGTCCCGGCAATTGTTCCAGCGGAATCAATCGCAATTGTTCCCGGTGTTGTGGTGTCCCATGCGATGGTGTCAGAGAATGTGGAAAACCACACTCTCTTGATTCCACCGATCTTGTCTTTGCATGGCTCGGTTCGTGCCGTTGAAATAGTACATGACATGGCTCTTTGCTTTAGTGGTTAGACTTATGCTCCGAGACCATCCAATACTACATCCTCGATGATTCCAATTTGAGTACCAGCGGAGAAACGCATGATCACACGATAATTGTTTGAACCGGTGATGTCAGCCATATCCAGCACTCGTGCCTCTTGCCAGTCATTCATCAGACCCGTTCCAAAGAACAGATTTGATTTGCGAGTGAGGAGCATTGTGGATGCGGTCAGACCGGGGCACATTACCATGTCGATTCCATCGAAATTCAATGGCTTGAAACCAACAGATCCCTCATTTTGGTATCCGTTTGCGCCAACTCCACCGGAGGCAAATCCACCGAGTACACGCATGTACGCACGAGCGACATTCGGAGCGACATAGAAACGAACATCATTCTTTCCGTACACGCTCTGTGGCAAAGCATCGAGCATTGCGCCCAAACGAGCCAGGACATTTGTTGAATCAACTGCGACCGCTGAACCGGCATTGATCTTCTGACCGGCTGGAATCGATGCAGTCTCGCTGATCAGAGTTGCATTAAAACCACCGAATTCTCCGGATGTTCCAGCATCACCTGTCCAAATGTAATTCTCTGCCTCTGCACCAACTTTCTCTCCGACATATGCCAGGAGGTAATCGGTGAAATTTTGTGGGATCTCCTTGTATGCAGAGAAACCCATTTGCAAAGCCTCCCAAGAATCCAACAGATCTTGTTTGCAGAGTTGCAAATTCACTTGCATCTCTTTCGGGGCAATTTCCCGATCAACAAGAGCCAATGAAGAGCCATCGGTGAAATTACATGTGGCATCTGCAATGACATCTCCCAAAGTGAGTCGAGTGACATTTGTCTTATATCGGACATTGGGGAGGATAGTCACCTCCTCGTTGCCGATGGTTGATCCGCTTTGGAGAGCAGCGTTGATGTATTTCCCGGCGTGTTCGCCGGTGAAATTACTTGTGATTGCTGGTGTTGGCATGATTTATCTTTTTTAGCCGTTTATGAATTGTTAATGACATGCAATGCTCTCTCAATTCCGCTCATGTTCCGAGTGAGATTGATCTTGGGCATTGTGGTTGAGGTCTTGTCCGCATCGGGATTTGGCTTGAGTTTCGCCACCTTGCGTTGTGCTGACAATTTCTCCTCCTCCTTTTCTTCTTTCGTTCCGTATCGGTCATCCATGAGAGAGGTCAATTCCTCTTTCATCTCCTTGAGTTTGGCATCCACCATCTCCTCGACCATCTTTTTCATCTCCTCGGTCATTGGCTTGTCCTCCTCAAGGTTGACGATCTCATCCTCCTCCGGATCTTTTGCCTCGACCGGTGCTGATTCTTGCACCTCCTCTTTGACCTCCTCCTTTGGCTCTTCTTCTTTCTCCTCTTTCTTCTTCTTTGCCAATTCCTCGGTCACCTCCTCGGTCTCTTCTTTGACCTCCTCCTCTTTTTGCTCCGGTGATTTCACCTCTGCGATCTTGCTTTCCGCATCGATCACCAGCATCGATCCATCTTCCAATGTGTACTCACCCTCCGGCAATGGCATTTTCTCACCATCTTCAGAGACAACAAACACAACTTGACCGATTGCAAATTCCTCCGCCTCAATGGTTGCTCCCTCCTGGAGTGTGGCGGTGGCTAATTTTGTCATGACCTCTTTGTGTAGGTTGATCGGGATGAATTCCAATACTTTGCTCAAAATGGACATATCAAATGCTTTTCGTTGTAAAATTACTTGCTTTCCTTTTCCTTGATGGAATAATGTTTCAACTTGCTTTGCGTTTTTTCTGATGGTTTTTCCATTAGTCGCTCCGCAAATTGTCCCTCAATCGAGAATCCTTTGAACAATCCCTCTTTCACTCCTTTCCACAATTCATCATCATGCACACGCATTGCAATTGCCCATGAGCCAACCGGCAATGAGAGATTGTACAAAGCGGATTTGTCTTTCTCGGTATCCTCAACAATCCATGATTCAACGACAGATGCTCCTCTCGTTGCGATTTCATGCTCAATGTTCACCGATCGTTGCATTCCAAACTCAATGAATTTCTCCGCAGTCTTTCGAATGGTGTCCTTTGTGAAATAGATATAAAACTCCTCCTCGTTCTGATTGCGGTAAATCAGTTTGTTCGGGATCAATGATGCTCCGATGAGTAATCGTTTGTCCTTGTCCTGGATCGCAAACTTGTGTTCCGAGAGTGCGATGAAATCATCCTCAATGGCTGGTTGATTGACCAATGCAATTGCGGATACCGAGATCTCATGTTCATCCTTGATGATCAGTTCCTTTATTTTCATACTGCTCCGATTCCTTGATTTAACAGATATCCCTCACAACATTTCACATGATATGTGTTGTCCTCACATAGACATGCTCGACTCCCTCCCTTTGGCGATGACCGGGATGGTGTGTTGCTTGGATTCGTTTTTGGTGGTTCGTTATTCTTTGAGTTCGCCAATGCTTTTCAATTTAGATCGTGACCAATTCAATGCAGATTTCCCACCCCATAGCAAAAATGAAATCGTGCCACATGCAGAGGTGTCGGATGGATCGTAATACTCGGACGCTCTTGAGAGATAAGAGTACATGCGTTTGATCGTGTCAACGCTGACCGGTCTCTTTGCTTCGAGATCGGCTGATCGTCTGCGACCGATTGCCGTTGCACATTTCATCCCATGTTTCTCATTGAGCAATCGTCCCCTCTTTGCGTTGTTGCTCACCGCATCGGGATAATCGCTGAACGATTGGAGATAATACTTGATCCGTTTCCGCATCTTACAAAGTTAATCAAAGCACCCGACCATCCTTGATCCGGAAATTGTCAACTCTGAACGATCCATCATCATCGACATGGAGGATTGCACCTCCATGATTCCATTTTGTGAATGCCGTTCGTCTGTATGCCGGTTTCAATTCACAGAAACATCCGGTCGAATAGGTGACATGATTGTCCCCATTCAAATTCCCCTCATGGTGTTCCGAGGTCTGATGCATATGTCCAGCGATGACATTGTACTTTGCCCGGAGAAACATCCCTCGTGCTGGATTGACCGGACTGAATATCGATTGCCCGAATTCATGTCCATGAATGATCATCATCTTTCCGCACTCCATGAGTGTGTTGTCATCCACATATTGGATTTTCAATTCCTCAAAATGGAGGATCTGTTGTAACAATCCAGCATGACCCATTGTCAATTCAAACAACTTTGCCATCTCCGGTGCTTTGCTCCACATGTGATCCTCAACACGCACATCATGGTTGCCCGATTTCCAAATGATTGGAATCTCCGGAAATAGCATCCGCAACCAATAGAGGAATTCACGACATATGACCATCTCCTCATGGATGTCCGGTCTCGCTCCTTTCTTCATCCATCGGGATATTTGCCATGCATCCAATGTGTCACCATTGAGGAGGAGACAATCAATCTCATTCTCCAGGAAATATTGCACACCGATGATGACCGCTTCCTCATCGTGATATGGAATGTGGACATCGGACATGATGCCAACTTTCTTGTGTGGGATGATGAAATTGGGTTTGTCGATCGACCGGGATGATGGCATGTGCCTCATGGCATTTTTGACGATCGTTGATGCATCTGCCTTGATGTCGAGATCAATTGCATTGGCTGGATCAATCTGCCTCCGGTGTCGATCTCCTCTTGATTTTGTGAGATACCGGATGATATCTCTCACATTCTCTTGAGCCTTTGCAATATCACCATCGAACATCTCCGGATTTTCCATGACAACCATCTTTGCCAATGTTTTTTTCCCGATCGTCCCCAATTCCAACTCCTCTTTGTGTCGGACGATGTAATCTCGGACAATCTCCCGGATGCGTTGTTGTTCGTTCATGGTGATATCATTTCATTTATACAACTCGATTTCGTGCGATTCTCCTTTGATAGGCTTGTGCAGAGGTGACATCATCAGCCACCACATATGCTTTCACCGGTTGATCTCTCATCCGCTCGATGCTCTCCGCAATTTGTGATGAGGGATCTGATCCCATGCCTCCTCCCAAGACTGCGACATTTGGCATCGTTGGTTGAGGTACAGATCCTCCGGGTGCACCACCACCTCCAGCACCTCCCATCGGATCGGTGGAGAGTATGTTCCGGACATTGGCAATGCCGGTTGCAAGGGCGATCCCGGCTTGTACAAAGTTGAATGGTGATGCCGGTTTCATGGTCAAAAATGCGGTGACCGATTCATATGTGTTCATCGTTGCTTGTGCGACCGCCAATCCTTTTTGCAGTTCGCTCCCCTCTTTGGCGAATGCTCCGATCACATTGAATGTGTCGTTGGTCAATTTGATACGAAAACTGCTCTTTGCTTTCTCAAGATCCATTGCACCTTTCAATGAGTCTTTCTCATATTGGGCATCGAGGATCTTTCGCTCGTTGAGGAAATCGGCATACAATTGAGTCTCGGTCTGACCGGCTAATGTGAGAGCCATGATTTCATCATCAATGCGTGTCCGTGTGACATCGTATATCTTGTTCTGATTCTCAATAGTTGCCTCCATGCGACCGATCTCATTGGTCATCAGTTCCAACTCTCCCTCACTTTGTATCCTCCGGATCTCCTCCTCGGTTTCTACCTCTGACCGCTTGAGATCGAGTTGCTCCTTTTGGAGACCCATGACATTCATCAATGCCTCGGATCGTTGTCCCTCCAATCGTTCAAGGAGATCGGTCATTTCCAATTCGGCTTGTTTGAGTGCAATGAGATTCTCCTGGTTGCTATTGATTGCATATTGCAATCTCAATGCATCGATGCGGATTTGAATTTGCTCCGCTTCCTTTTCGGTCTGTTCCTCCAGCATCCCCAACAGATCCTCATTGGCTTGGATGCGCTCGGTGAGATTTTGGAATTCATCATCTCTGAATTGTCGGAGCAATTCCTCTTGTCGCTGATATTCTAATTGAATCTCCGCTCTCCGCACCTCTGCCATCTCCATTTCCTTGAGAGCATCGGTCAATACTTGTGCGGTCTTTGTTGCCTCTGCGATTCGTCCGGGAATCTCTTTGGCATATTCCAAGGTCTTTTCCAATGCCTCATTGACCACCTCAACTCCTCCCTCCTCAACTCCGACCATTGCATCCACCATGTCCCTCCCGGCATCCTGGACTGATTTCTTTGCCTCATCAAATTCCAATTTAAACAGATGACCAACTGCCTTTCCGACATGACCCACCGCACTCAAAAATTGATTCATCGCATTGATGCCATACTCCTTGATGGATGTCCCGAAATCCTTGATGGATTGCAATGGATTGCTGAACAGATTGGAGAGGATGTCGAACAATGGATCAGCCACCTCGATGAGGTCATTGAATAGCACCTCAATTGTCCCCATTGCGGTATTGAGCAGATCCACCGCTTTCTGATTTCGTCCGAGGATCTCGACAAACTTATCAAAGGCTTTCATAATCAAGCCAATGCCCATTGACTTCATTGCCAATCCCATTCCCTTGAAACCTTTTGCAAGGGATTTTGTCTCCTCCTTGGTTTTCTTCGTCTCCTCTCCGACTCCTTTCACCTCATCTTTCAACTCCTCGATCTGTTGGAGTGCCTTATCCAACTTTGCCTCCAACTCAATGACTATCTTTTCCATCGTCTCTTGATTTGTTCATACACTCTCCTCCAGGATCGGGGAATGTGATATCTCCCTTTTGCGATTTCCATGTCCTCACTCACTCCATAGTGAGGGATCATTTGCACCATCTTGATGATTTCCGTGATCATATTTCGTGCGCTTGAAAATGGACATGGTCAATATCAATGTCCATTGTGTGTGATGTTGCCAATTTCATTGCAATCGTAATGCTTTGCCCGGCATCAACTCTGAATGTGCCGATCAAATTCAGATGCTCCGCTTTCCGCTCTGCAAAGTTTTGAAATCCGGTTTCATTTCCATCAATAAGGAATGTGAATACTATATCTCTTGATGCATCATGGCTGAATTCCAGCGATGCGGAGACATGGACAATCATGCTCTCATTGGCAACGATCTCACCGGTGGTCAAATCCCAATCAAATCCCTTTCCTTGTTTGATTTGCTCACCATCATAATCGGTGATATTCTCATATGTCGTGCCGATTGATGAATATGTGGTGGTCGTATCCTTGACAATCTCGATGCAATTGGTCAGATGTAATGATTCGGATTTTTGCCGGTGGGCATCGTTCCGCATCACTGCATTGGGGATCGTGTTGAAATTCGGTGATTTCATTTTGAATCCACCCAATGATGTCCACCTTTGAGTGTTGTACAAAGTGAGATCGGATGCGGATGGTGTGGTGTCCCATGTCACCGACATGATGCCCGATCCCCATGTGAATGTTGGAATCGCTCTCACTCTCTCATTGCTGGTGTACAACTTGAATGATGCTTTGCCGGTGATCACATTGTATTTGACCGATTCAATCTGATATCCTCTCCCGGTGATGACCAATGTGTCATTCAATTTCAAGGTGAGCCATTGTGCGATGGTGAGGTACATGTCCACCTCGATGATCCGCATCTTGGGATTGAAGATGGTATCCAAATATTTCTTGAATGTCCGAGAGTACAATGTATCCGTGACCACCACATTGGATGGTGCGATCTCATATCCGTATGCGATGGTCTGATCACTTGATCCGACCGGCACATCATTCCATGCTCTGAAATAGGGGAATGAGGATTGGAGAGTTGGTGTTGCACTATCGTTGTTCATCCACCATTCATCATTCACACTCTCATATCCGCTGAAATACCAAAGCGACAATGGAATCTCCATTGCCTTTCCCTCCGCATCCATAAATGGCATGACCTCCAAATCGGTGTACTGATTGGTCACTCCCGATCCGGTCACTCTCATCATCCTCAATGGTGGCATGATTGCAAATGGGGATTCCACCTCGATGGGATCTCCGGTGAAATCATCACCAGCGTTGTCATACACCACACGACCGAATGTCCGACCAAATGCATCCCTCCATGAGACATTTGCAAGATCCTCCGATTCCGCATGTTTCAACTCGATCCGCTCCGGGAATGGTTGTTTGCGGATGATCTGTTTGATCGTGTGTACCTGGTCGGAGACATCCACATTTGTTCCCTCCGCAATCCAATCATCAAACTTGTACAATTTCAAGTTGTTGACAATTGTCCCTCCTCCGGTTTGTTTCCGCTCCGGTATGCCAACAAGGTTGAATGATTTGATGAATGATGATACAAATTCTTTGATCTTCATGTCGGGCATGACATCAGCCCATTCAAGATCAGATGCCGGTGGCAACAAAGGTGCTTGAATGCATGACCATGTGATGCTGTCAAAGGTCATCGCATTTCCTTGTGTGTTGAGAATCTTGATGCGGTATGTCTCACCAGCGGTGACCGATCGAGTGTATGTGAATGTCTTTGTATTTGATCCGCTCCCGGATGCCGGGACTTGCCAATAATCGTTGACAAGATCATATGTGTTTTGCGGATATGCCACATTGAAAACTCGGATGTACAATGTTCCAGCACCTCTCGTTGCATTGGCAAAATTGATTGTCAATACATGTTGTCCATTGGCTTGTGCCGTGAATATGCCATTCAGATTCAACGCACCGGATGGATCGTTGATGATGGTTGAATATGTATTGAGAATCAATCCCGGATTGATTGTCGGTGGTGGGTATGCAGAGAGAGAAATCGATCCGGTTCTCATCGACCATGTGCCATCAAATGAGAGATCAATGTATCCCTCCTTTTCCATCGGCAACATGTACAAAGAATTCAATTCGGTGTCCAAATCATCTTGCAACTCGATCTGATAATCAATGTGCGCAAACAGATATTCCAGGATCGTTTTGAATCTGAACGATGGTCGGAGTTCATGGTATTGTACCGGTGATCCATCCGATCGTGCAATGGAGTTGACCGCATTCGATGAGATGTCATATTGCATCGCTCCGGCTGATCGTCCACCATAATCAAATACCGGGAACACAACATCTCCGGATTGATATGATCCGCTCCATGATGATGCGATGTTGGTATACGACATCACCATACTTGTCCCATATGTGACATCCCTCAATGTATCCTCTCCAAATTCGGTGAGGATTTGCTTTGTCTCACCATAGAAAATGACCTCATATGAGATCGGCTGGTGATCTGCAATCTCACATGACACCAATTCCAATGTGCCGGAGAATAGGACGATCCCATCCACCGAGATCTCCGCATCGGCTTTCCCATGAGCATCATATGGATCATCGATGTCGAGATTGTACCAATGTGTGAAAATGCCATTGTTCACATCGGTTGCCGGAATGGTGAATGGTTGGCTGAAATCTGCGAACAATCGTCCGAGATCTTGCATGTCTTTCCGTTGCTTGGTCAAAGTGACCACCTCATCATCGAAGAGATCCGCAATCGTCCCGGCTATTTTGAGAGTGATGGTTGTCATATGGTCACCACATTTCGCAGATCGTTAGCAATGTCAAATTGCAATTGGTAGTTGATCAGTTTGTCGCTCTCCTGGAGTTGGAATCGTACTGATGAGTCACTTGCACTCAATGGTCGTGTGCCATGTGTCGTGTCGTACATGAATATCTCCTCCGACATGAGCATCTGTTCAATGCGATCTCGGATCTCCTCCTCTTGATATCCGGTGTTGATGGTGATGGACTGCCTCCCTTGAGTGTTGAATGTCCGATATGTGGATGCGGTGACATCATATGTGGCTGAATTGATGCCGGTGGTCGCATTCTTGTTTTGGAATCGTTGGCGTGTGAACGATGCACTCTCGGTCTTGACCAATGTTGCCGGGATGTAATCGTATGCACCAAATTTGTTGAGGTATCCAATGACCGATTGAGTGTATTTGAGTTCACATTGGCTGGATATCGTCATGGTCTCAATGGTGGTCTCTGATGAATCTTTGGTGGTGATGGTATATGACCCACCATCGGTGAGATATGCACCGGCACATGAGATGTTTTCAATCGTTGCACCATCGGTTGACCACAAATGCTGATGGATACCGATGCCATTCCCACCATACCAATTTGTCCCACACAATACACTCACATATGCCTCGGTGGAGAGAGCGGTATTTTTCCCGGTCAGATCAATTCGGTGCGTGTATGATGCGGTGGTCACATCAATGTACTTGACATCATCGGTGATGACCGAAATGGACATGGGCAAATTGGATGCATAGTCAATTGTCATGGTTTGTGACAATGTGGATTTGTCGGAATTCGATCCGTTGAATCCTTGATATGGATCGGTGTATCCCCTCACCGCCAACAATGTTTGCGATGTGGCTTGTGTCGGTGTCCCTCCGGTGGAATCCCGGTATGTTGCCAACACTTGCACCCATGCACTCTCCTCGATCGCATCAACGATCTGTGATGTGGATGTGGTGATGTTGTCCGGCAACTGCCTCTCCAGGTTTGAGCGAATCAATCCGGAGATATCGAATGATGCCGATCCGGATGCATTGGGTAATTTGCTCAATGTGTACGATGCCGATGCTGGAACAGATGCGGAGTTGCCATTCCATACCCTCACCTCCAGCAAATACTCAAAATCGGCATTTGTGTTGTTCGCTGAATAGATGGTGTAAACCACCGGAGAGAGAGCATAGATGATATCGGTTGTGTTTTCCGGTTTCTGAAATATCGTCATGTGAATTGATTTCTGATGTCCTCCTCGTATGCCTCGATCAACCGATCTTGATATTCATTCTCGGTGTCGATCCTGGCATCTGTGAGGAAATTGGTTGGCTCGATGCCGAACCATTTGATTTTCCTATTCATTAGGAATGCCATCGTCCGGATTTGTGTCCCTTTCTCATCGATCGGGATGAATTGTCCGGTGGTGAGGTCTCTTGGCTTGATGCCTCTGCTCTTGATCCAGGAATTCATTTTGGCTGGTGGGATTCCTTTGTGTCCCTCCTCAAAATTCTTGACAAATGGTCTCCTCCCTTTGTCCACCGATTCGGCATGTCCGTTTGAATCGGTGATCTCCATGATGAATGATCCACCTTTCGGGATGAGTTTCACACCGAGTCCATCAATGGTTGCTCCGGTGTTGTACGATGCTCTCGGTTTGCTATACCTTATCTCCGCATTGACCGGCTTTCCATCTTTCCATTTTGCCCGGACATACTTTCGTTTCTTCTTCTTCTTGAGATTTGCCTCCGCATTGTCGATGATCGACCATCCCATCTCCTCCAGGACATTGTACAACTCCGGGAAATCATTTTGATCAACAGATGCCATCGTCAACGGATGCTGATGGTGAGTTGATGGTGACCGAGAGTGTGTATCCCGCCAATGAATTTCCGGTTTTGTCAAAGAAAGGAGTCATGGTTTGTGATCCGACAATCTCATATGTGCCGAATGATGCACCTCTTTTGATCTTGTCAACCATGATTGAGAGTTGTTGCACCATGTCTGACAACACATCTTGCATGTTGTCCGTTCCGTGAAACGGATCGTCCATGTCATTGAGATCATCCTTGTTGAAATCAATGAGATCCATTGCATGGATTTGAAATGCCCATGAGATCGTTGATCCATTCAGAGTTGCCGTGCCTGGAACAATGTGAATGAGCGGAAATATCGTTTGGCGTTTGATATCGACATCCTCCAAATTGCCAAAGGTGATTGTCCGGATGGATGGCAATGCCTCACCGGTCTCCTTGAGTTTATCGATTATGTCGTATAGTTTGCTCATTCTTCCTTTTCGTTTCTACGAATTCAGACCAATCGCTTTCAAAAGAGAGCCACAAAAATACCTTATGTGCGGAGAGTGTTGTGATCTGATCAATTCTCCGGATATCTCCCTCACAAAGTCTATGGATTGCGATATACCATCCCCATTTGTCTTTGATCCATTGCGATTCATCAATCTGTGGAATCTGCTCCTCTTCCTCTTCGTCTTTCTTTCGTGGGAATATTTCAGAATAGACATCGAGGATTCTATTCCTAAACGATAAAAAAAAACAGATGCACCCACCAGGATCTCCGCAGAGATATCATCCACATCGGGGATCATTTGCTTTGTATCGTATGGTCTGATCGCATACCGATCTCCGCTGACCTCGGTGATTGGTCGGTATAGGATTGAGATGAGGTGATGCACCTTGGTCATCTCTCCTTGATATTTCTCAAGGTCTATCCATTCACCGAATGTGATGTCATCGAGATTCGGGATGAATCCATATTCGATCCCTCGGTGATGGAATCTCCGGATGAATTTCGGCTCTTTATTGATTGCCTCATTGAGTTTGGTGATGATCATTGTCCGATCAGCCACCGGGATGCTCTCCAGCAATTTCTCCGGCACACCACACACGATGGTGAGGATCTTATTTTGTCGCTCCTCCTCGGACATGTCATCGGGCAATGACACGATGTCCCGGTATTGGGAAATGGTTATCTCATTCCATCCATTTGGTATGCTGACCTCCAATTCCATTTGTCAAATTTAAGGATTTTCCGTATGGCTTGAATCGTGGATGTGTCGTGGTTGTATTGCCTCCGGCACATCTCCGATGGTTTGATTCATCGATGGATACATGATACCGATGATCTCCGGGATCTCCTTGATGGAGACATCGTGTGAGATGGTCATCCGTGACTCCTCCTCATCGGAGGTCATGAGATCAACGATCTTTTGTGCCGTTGCTGGTGATAAATGTCGAGCGATCATGATTTGATCGTCCCCATCGGTGTGATGAAATATGGTCATGTGTATTTTGTTTGATGCAATATATCATCGAATGAAATACTTTCCGCTCCCTTTAGAATGGAGGGAGGTGAATACCGCATACCTCATCGCATCGATGCAATGATTGAAATTGTCCACCGGGACATTGATGCGTTTCTCCTCCTTGTCCTTTTGCCATTTGTAATTCCGCAACTCCTTGATCATGTTGTGGGAATCCGAGGTCACATGGAGGTGAAACGATTTGAGGTATTGAATACCGGCAATGATAGATCCCTTTCCCTTGTCCGATGGCTTTGCATTGACTCCCAACCGATACAATTCCTCGATGCTCTTTGGATCTGCTGAATCGCAGTACATCGGCAATCGCACATCCATCTCCAGGAGTTGCATCTCCTTTCGGATGTCGGCATTGGTCATCTCCCATTTGTACATCCGCTCATGGAAATACAGATCATCCCCATCTCGGTACACATCAATGATGCTGGTGGGATCGTTTGTGAATCCAAAATCACATCCTCTTGCAAGGAATTTTGCACTCTCCGGAATTTCGCTGATGGTGAAATTCGGAAAGATGAGATCCATCGACATGGCTTTCTCTCCCAATCCATAGACTCTCCATGCCTCCGGATCGGTGTCTTTCAATCGCTCGATGCGTTCCACCACCTTTGCATCCAAAAATGGATTGTCACGATATGTGGATTTGATGAATTTTGATCGTGGAATCACCTCGGTATACAACCAATGGAATTCATCCGAGGGATTGAAATCAGCGAAGATCTGACCTCTTGTGCGGATCTCCAATTGCATCCAATCCTCCTTGGTCAGTTCATTGACCTCGTTGGCGAATAGTATATCCCTCGATGCTCCTCTCCGCTTTTGGGGATCATCCATCCCCATGAATTCAATTCGGTTGCCGTTCAACTGATATATGTTGTCCGTTCGATTATGGTCATCCTGGACATACAGATCATGCGATTTGAGGATGTCAAAGAAATCACGCATCGCAGTTGACCGGAGTGCCTTGAGAGTTTTCCGCACAATGGTGATGGTCAGATCCCGATTCTCCATGCATTTGACAATCAGCATTTGGAGGATCGAGTATGTTTTGGAGGATCGTGCACCACCTTGATTGATCACAATGCTCTCGGTCGCATTGTAATTCTCTGCAAAGATCCAGGAGGTGTTGAAATCAACAGATCTCATTCATCGCATTGTCTCACCATGTACCAAATCAAAACCAGCACACTCACCACCACAACGACCATCATGCCCATAATTGAATTGTCACTCATCGTCTTTTTTATTATGCACCACAACATTGATGGTGCTGATTTTCTCATCACCGGTGGTGTGGTCGATGTAATTTTGATTCAATTTCCGGTGTTCATCCGAATCAGCCAATAATCTCATGGCAGAGATGTTGAGTGTGGGATTGTCGGATGTGATCCAGGAATCGAGGAGGTATTGCTTTGCTTTCTCTCGTTGTTTCTCGATCGCATCTTTTATCTCATGCAATTCGTGAAATCCATAATTGTATGCAGTTCGGAGGGAGATCTTTGTGAATGTGTTGAACACATGGGAGAATCGTTTGATTTTCTTTCTGTTGACGATCTCAATGATCTCCTCAACCATCTGCTCTCTTTCCTTTTCCGTTGTCATGCTTTGGCATTTTTGAATTTCGGTGATTCCACAATCGCATCCCTTTGGGAGGAGATCGCATTTGATGTGTGTTTGCATCGTTGTTGCCGTTTGAGGGAGTCAATGGTGCATATCTGCATCATCTCTCTTTGGTGTTTAGGTTCATTTTGCACATCTGACATTCCTTTTTGCGAAATAGCGTGACCGCTTTGCATCGGAAACAATAGTCGAGTTTGAATTGATATGGTCTCCTGGACATCTCATGTGGTGGATGTCCGGTTGGTGATCAGTTGATATACCTGGTCGGAGTACGATTCCTCCGATTCCTCCAATTTGGAGATGACCTCATCGTGTTTCTCCTCTGAATATTCCAGCACAATGCGGATATTCTGCTCCATCAGAGTTGAATTCATTTTCTCCAACTCGTTTCCATAGTGTTTCAGATTGTCCATGTCGACCACATCATAATCATTTGCAACCATATCGGGATCGTACTCTCCATGATGGTCATTGATCTTGTATAGGAGTCTCTTTTTCTGCTCCTCCGATGCTCCTATCAAACGCATCACCGGTGCATTTTGGATGCCCATCTTTCTCAATGCTCTCACTCGTTGGTTGCCGGACAATATCACATTGCTCTCATCGATGATGATCTGATTCACCGACATCATCCACATATCCTCCTTGAGTGATTTTTGGAGATCGCTGAATTTCTTTTTGCGTATCAATCGGGGATTGTGCGGATGGCATGTGAGGTCATCGAGATCGATGATGTCATGCTCAATTCTGACCTCCTCTCTTTCGCTCATCCTGGATATCGCTTTCATATTGACCATGCATCTTGTCGAGATCGTGAACCATCGTCATCCATGCTTTGGGATCACATGTGCATGGCTTGTATTTCTGATGTTGGAAGAGATCAGCATGAAGAGATGCGATGAATTCTTGTTGGATGCTGGAGAGCGTTTTGGTGCGTGTCGCTTTGTATTCCGAATAGAGATGGAATTGATCAGCGGTCATGCATTTGGGATATTTGTACGGAAAGAGTTTATTCAATTTCTCTTTCCTCTCCTCACATCCGCAATCGATCCCGGTTGCCTCGGAAAATATCTCGACCACTTTTTTGATTCCGGTGGCTTTGGTGATCTTCTCGACCACATCTCCAGCACCTTTGGGTTTTCTGCCTCTTCTTGCCATGTTGATTGTTTAGTTGTTCAAAATTATGCAATTGGTGTGAATTACCTCTCCACATACAGATGCAACAACTCTTGCACCGATGGTTGTTTGGGTATCGGGGATTCCACATACCATGCATTCCATTGATCCATGAGATTTCTGCACTCCGATTCTTTGATGCTCTCCAGGATAAGAGAGTGCCATTCCCGATATTGGGCATCGGTGTCCATGAAATCTTGATGCTTTTTAGCGCAATAGCTGATGGATGAGTGATCCCGGTTGAGCATTGCCCCGATCGATACCATACTGATCTGATACCGGAGTGCAATGTCGGTGATGATCATTCGACATGTCACAATCTTTCTTTTCCGAGATGGTGAGATCAGATCCATCAGAGGGATTTGCATGATCCAAATGGCATTCATCAAGATCACTTTCATCGTCCCGATCTTATCGTGTTCAATGTTCCGCATCGATGAGGTATGTGTTGATGATTGATTGGAATTCATCGAGGGATCGAGCGATACAATACAGATATCCGGCATCGGTCACCACCTCCTCCCATGCCTTTTGTGTGTCTGATTGTCTCCCTTTTGGCGTTTTCATTTCAATGCACAATCCATGATGGTCATGCCTTGCAACCATGAGGATCAGATCAGAGACACCAGCGGTCATTCCCTCCGCTTTGAGTTTGGATGCCACAACTCGGTGTCGATGCCCACCATTCGGGATGGCAAAGAGATTTGTCCGGTATTGTGGGAATTGATAGCGAAACCAATTGACACATGCCACCTGGATGTGATGCTCCTCCTCTCTCATCACATTCCGCAATATCCCGAATCACAATCGCTGAAATCGTCAAATGACAATTCCATTTGCAATTTGGATTTGATGATGTCCCGATATTTCACATCGGATCTCCATTGACCTTTGCTCTCTCTCTCCTCTTGTTTGGCGAACCATTCCATTTTGTTTGGATGCTCATCAGCCATTTTGCGGAGGAATATGGGATTGCGGTGAAAACATCCCACACAATTATTGAATGGAGCAAATTCAACATCGGTGTGTTTGTCCCAATACGCTTGAATCTGATCCTTAAAAATGCCATTGTCGATCAATGGGAATGATGGCTTTTGCCATTCTACTTGCTCCCATTTGTTTTGTCCTCTTGAATTTTTACCGAATGTCGCTTTGAATTCCAGCAATCCATTTTTGTTGGTCTTGTCCATCATCTTTTTGGCTCTTCTCCCTTCATTTGCTCGGAATCCAATTTGCATTTGTACCGGTTCACCGATATGCTCCGCCCACCAATAAAATATCGGAGTGAGTTTCATCCAGGTTGTGCAATATCGATGCAACTTGTTGGGCAACCATCCACCTTTGGTATCAACGATTTCATCATATGTGATACCGCTCACCCAACTGATTTCACGCCCAATGTGTTGCTCCAAATCAAATATGGTTTGAATGATGAGATCATCCTCAAGAGTACCGACAAATGGTTTTTGTATTCGATCCTCAACTCTTTTCCGCAATGTTGCATCCGGATATTTGCAAATTGGATCGCTTGTGCGTACCAAAGCAAAGACATTGTGATCCGATGGATACTTGGATGCCACATATCCGGAGGTACGACCACCGGAGATGCTGGTGCATGTGATCATGTCACTCATAATGTCCGGAAATAATCCTCAACGATCCTGGTTTGTGCCTCCACTTTGACGAAACCCGGAACGGATAATGGTTCATTTTCCTTGATGCCTTTGATCTGATGCATCCGGATGCGGACAAATGACATCATCATCCCCTCATTTTGCTCCTTGAGGGATTTGGTCAATGCCTCTGCGCTCTCATAAATGTACCGCCACCGCTCTTTGACCGAGATCTCAATCAATTTCTCCTCGGTGAGATAATCGTACACGACCGACAATCCTTTTTTGTTGCCTTTTTTCCAGCGGTCGAATGCCGATCGGATGAATGCCTTTCGTTTGTCAGACGATAATTCACTCACCTTGAATTGCTCCCTCTCCTTTTTCTTGTCCAATGACCTCAACTCATGGAGTGCAATTCTCCGCACATGCTCATCGTAGTGCTTTATCCAGCGGATGAATGTGTTGATCGTGAGGGATCGGTCGGGATCTCTCATCGCACCATCCCGAAATGCGTTGGATAGCTGATCGGCTTTCCATGTGGCACAATTCGATTGGATGTAATGCTCAAGGTCTTTGCGGAGGAGGAAATACCTCTCTCCGGGCATCTCGTTTTGACCGCATCGTGTGGATGCCTTTGCGATTTCGGAGATCACAAATTTCTCTCGTGCATCTCCCATCAATGGCACTCCCTCCACATGGGAGATCATGGCATCCCGGATGACCGGTGATTGCTTTTTGAATTGTGGATGGTGTTCCAGGTCTGACCGCTGGATGAGTTGTGTGTTCATTTTCGCAATTTTAGGAATTAAAATCGTGCCTGGCTTGATCGATGATGTTGATCCGGTTGGTTTTGGCGGTGAGTTTGTTTTCCTCCTTGAACCAAACGGCATTCATTTTGGCTTTCCAGGATCGTACTTGATTGCCTTTGGCATCCCTCCAATCTAATTCGGCATAGTACCGAAATGCATTTCTCCCTTTCTCCGGATCATATCCATTGACCTCAAAATACTCCATCACCTCCTCGACCGATGGTCTCACCATCTCTTCTTTTTCTTTCTTTATATTCTTTCTCTTCTTTATTTCTTTAGTTGTTGCCCTCTGTCTGCCCTCCATCTGCCCTCGCTCTGCCCTCCCTCTGCCCAAGTTCGTGCCCTCCTCATCGTCTCCTCCTTGCAATTTATCCCATTTTACAAGGGATACCAACTGCCCTCCTCGTGCCCTTTCTCGTGCCGTTTCTCCGGAGTTTTCCAATTTCTGCATCGCTCCTCGTATTTGTTTGGGTGTCAATCCAAGATCGTTTGCAAGTTTGTCGAATGAGGTGATCATACTCCCTGGAGGGATGGTGATCCCTTTCCATTTTTTCTCCTCGTAATTGACCGAGATCAACAGATGCACCAGCAATCGACATGCATTGTGGTCATCGTACCATTCCCAATCTTTAAGTGATCGGTGCAATTTTATCCATCCGCTCATTTTGTTTCGTATAAAAAAAGCCCATCCGAATCAATGCCCCTCTCACATGGCATCTCATCAAATAGGCTTTAGGCAAATGCAATCATGTGTCCGTATAGTGAGAGGGAACACAATATGCAAATATACACATCAACTCTTTTTCTTGCTCAAAAAGATGGTGCGCTTTCCCGGTGTGAATTCAGCCGGTGGGATGATTTCTCCGGTCATGGAATTCACCATCACTTGACCATTGAGGTGCATCTTGTACGCTTTTTTCCGGTCATCCTCCATTGCCTTGAGTTTCACCTTGAGATCGTTGTGATCATCGTCTGTGAATGTCCATCGTCCAGCACCATTCCTCACCTCCAATCTCTGATCCCCGATCTCGACCGGTTGTCCGGTATCAATCTGATCGATGACATCCTCATTGATTGAGGTCATCGCAGATTTCAGAATTTTCTCCGCATTGCGGAATGATATGAATGCATCAGAGGGATCGAGCCATCCATCTTTCACCGCATCAACGATGCTGGATATTAGGGATGGAAATGCATTGACCGATTGCAGATCTGATTTGGCTTTGATGCCTTGCTCATCTCCGGCAATTGTGTTGAGAGTTGAATCTTTCATGTGTGTTTTGATTGCTTAATTTTGCGGTATGTGTTTTGTTTGTAAAGGGAGGTCACACCGCTTGTGCCTCCCTTTTTTTATTCCCTAAAATGGCAACCCATCCGATCCGTTTTGGACGATGCTCTTTTTCTCTGCATTGTCCTTGATCTGATCGATCGTTTCTTGAGTTCCGGGATTGTTTGATTGCGCTTTTGCTCCGCTCTGAACATAATTTACAAAGACCTCCGCATACACCAGCACATCAGCCAACTCGATTTTGCCATTGATACAAAGATCGGTGGCTCGGTTGAGGGATGATTGTCGGTTGATCATGAGATCCCGATCCGCATTGTTGGATTTTTGGAATCCTCCTCCGGATCTGTTGGGCTGGAATTCTTGTTTGACCGGCTTGATGTTGTGATACACTTTGCCGTTGACATTCCTGGAGTGCCATTCGTACTCGGTCTCTTGACCCAACACAAATTTATTTTGATCCTTGCTCTTTGATGAATACTCACCGATATCACCATTGTCCATCTCGATCTCGAATTTGTAGAACAAACCATATTGAGATTCCCATGTGCCGTTGCCGGTTATCGTTACCGGTGTGGATTTCTTGATTTCCATGCTCATTGGATTTGATAGCCTTTGTGGTTGATGAATACTCTCTCAAGTTCGGAGAGTTGATATCCTTTGGTGGTCACGACTTTCTCATCATAATCGATGGTCAATCGTCCACCATCCTTGGACAATGTGGATTGTTCGTTGCGCTGGATGACCTTGATTCGCCAATTGAAATCATAGGTCAATCCAAATAGAATGGAGTAATCTTTCACTCTTTGTTGTTTAGGTACACCGGTCGAGGGATGGTGCTTTCCCTTTTTTCTGCTCCGAAATTTACGGATTTTTTTCCTCTTTCTGCGGAAATTGTGTGAGTGCATCGGGATCTTGACGATCCAGGAATGTGACAACTTTGTCCATTCCGGCTTTGTTGACCTTTCGATTTTGCATGTACGCAATGGTCATCAATGCGGTGCATGAGATTGCCTCATTCAACTCACTCTCCAATTCCTTGATGCGCTTTTCAAGAGATACAATGCGATCGGCATTGTACTGCTCCATGTTTTCTTGAATGCTCATTTGTTGATGTATTTAAACAATTTGCCGACATCCAAGAGAGGGAATGGTTGATCCTCCATGATATCGGTCAGATCTTGTGCATCACCGATGGTGAGTTCACTGATCCAATGCTTATCCTTGAGGATGTCGATGAGCCTTTGTTTGGTGACCTCATATTCATATGCCATCAATTTGTTGTGACATTCCTCGGTCAGTTGCTCCAGGAGTGTTGGTTGATTGGTCATGTCGATCAGTATTTGATGGTGAACATTCCCCAAAGGATAGAGATCTCCCTTTTCTTTGGTGGTGTGACCTTTCTCCGCTTTCGTGGTGCTGGTGATTTCTTTGGCGTGACCTTGATCTCCGGATTGGATTTCTTTGCCATTGCCTCCAAATATCCCCGATGCATCTTTGCGGTGCGCTCTCTGACCTCATCAGCGGTGTACAATGTGATCGGTTCGGTGCTGATCCAATGGTATTGCCTCCCTCTTCTCTCGATGAGTTGCATATCTTGACATGCCCGGAGGAATTCGGTGGTGACCTTGTGCGCTCTGCTGAAATCCTTTTGTGTGAATACCTCACCGCTCATGGATTTCAAGTTGACCAACGCATCGTGATATCGCTGGATCTGATTGTATGATGCTCTACGCATGATGATTGTGTGTTGTTTGTTTCCGCTAATGTATAGAAAAAACAAACAAACAATCAAAAAAACTGCAAAGAAAAATATCAATCCATGTGTGATGGACTGATTTTCAGCTATCTGCGGAGGATAGAAACGATGAGCGAAATGGCAACCAATCCACCAAATGCATACAACAGATCCATCACCTTGAATGGTGGCTCGTGGTATTCAATTTGTGGCACATATTCAACTCTCTCGATGTATATGGTATCGGTCGGGCATTCCGCACTCACCGACAATTGACCATCGTCCTCCTCCTGGAGAGTCACGATCAACCCATCCTCCTCAATGGTGATCGGTTTGTCCGGTGTGATGCTGATGGATGTGTCAATGGATGGTGCAAAGGTGACCACCATTGTATCCAGCCGGATCGGTTTGTATTGGATGAGTGTGGGATCTTTGGCAATGGCTCTCCCGATGTGCTGATCTGCTGACCGGCAACCCATCGAGAGCATGATGAGGATCAGATATGCACTCCTCATTTGCTATTCCTCCGGAGAGCGGACAATTCCCTTTTCAATTTCTTATTCTCGGATTCCAATTCCTCAATCTTGCCTCTCAAGATGTCCATCTGTTTCTCCATCTCATTCCTCTGCTCGGTCATTTTCTCGGTCATCTCCTCCGCTAATTTTCGCCAAATCTCAATGGCTTTCTCCACCGAATCCAATTCACTCCCGGATGCCTCTGCCTCGATCCCTCGGATCTCTGCCTTTGTGCGTTTCATCGTCACAAAGTATGTGGTCAATGCGGTGATCAGACCGGTTGCGATTTCCCCCCAATAGTTCATGCCAAACAATTTTTGATGTGTAGTGTAAAAGGTGATCCGACTATGCTTTTCAGATGTGCCAATGCTTTGCGTGAATTAACCACATCCAATCTGCCATCACCATTGAGATCCTTGAGATCAGTCCCTACCAATACACATCCCTCGATCTGATCGTAAAAGTTGCCCACATGGATGCGGATGTGCGATCTCCCTTTGACCTCGGTGATGTGATATGTCTCCGCTCCGAATCGAGGAGAGTTGACATACTTGACCACATATGATCCAGGAGGGATGCATGAGATGGATCGTCTGTTGTCCCTCCATGCCAATTCTAATGTGTGGCACACTCTCTTTCCTTGATATACCATCTCTCCGATGGTCTGTATGCCATCATCGGACAATCGGTGGAGTGTCACCTCACATTTCATCACAAAGCGGTCAGAGTGTTCAATTCGGTTTGTGTGAGTTTAGCATTCCAACCGGCAATCGCTTTGATGCGTGTGGTGGATGCTTGACTCGATCCATAGATGCGGAGATCGGAATAAGTAGCCGGAGCAAATGAGGTCAACCCACTTGCATCAGCCGTTGCCCCATTGACCGAGATCCGGCATGATGAGGAGTCCCATGCAATTGCAAATGCACCGCTGAAACGATCGTTGCTCGATGGTGAGAGTACCTCCAATCCAGTCACCGCTGATCCACCGACATATGATTTGAATGCACCTCCCTCCAAAATGATCCGGTTGTTGGTGGTGGTGTCCCATATCGACAACAAATCATTGTTAGCGGAATCAACTCCAATCGTTCCATAAAAAAAGAAAGTTCCGGATGCGTTGCTGAACACATTGTTGGTCTGCAAATCGTCAAATGCGATGATATCGAATGACCTGGATGCGGTGGATGTGTCGGTCTTAATGTGAATGTCCGTTCCCGATTTCTGAACATTTGCACCCCACACATAAATCGATCCGGCAACTCCCGGTGTGCAATTCTTGATGTCAACTCTCTCGGTGGCATCTGCCGTTGCCGTGAATGTGTACGATACTTTCACCCATTCATTGGATGAAATGGTCGGAGATGCAAGGAGATTGGTGGATGTGCCATCGTAATGTTGTATCCGAATGTCCTTTGCCGTTCCACCATCTGCTATCCGCACCCAAAAAAAGAAAGTGTACTCCACACCAGCGGACAATCCCGATGGTCGCTGACCGACATAATCGGATGCACTCGATGAAAACACGATCTCCTCTCCCTCGGTTGCACCATTTGGTGAGGTGATTGCCGTTCCGCTCGATGCCGTTCCGAGCCATTCCGCTTCACCGGTGTTGACCACATTGGATTTGAGGAGGTGATTGGTGCGATCGGGAGATACAATTGCCTCCGGACAATTCAGAGGTGATGAGACCGAGCCGTAATCGTGGGCAATGGTATTGATTGCCACCGATTCCTCCACAACTCCGCTTGAGTTGATCCTGGAGGAGATGGTGGATCTCGTTGCAGTACCCTCACCATCCGCTCCGGTGGGTTTCAGACCATAAACTTTGGATGCTTTGTACCCGGATGGGACATAGAGCATCGTGGCGGTGTCATATAGTGTTGCCATGTCTATTCAATTTCGTTTGCTGGATACCATTCAGATCCCAATTCCTCAACCAATTTCAATGATGATTCCTCATCCGGTTCAATGCCCGGACATGATACAATTGCAAATTGCTCCGGATCGCTCTGATTCGGTCGGACAATTCCCCATGTTGCGGTGATGCTCCCATTGTACGATTTGACCTCGTTGACCTTGTCATTGTATGCGGTGCATTCCGCATGTGTCCCGATGTACCAACTCATGATGTGATTCTGAAATAATTGTCAATGTTCCCCTCGATGCCGGTTCGGTTGGCTGATTGGTCGGAAGCGAAAATTATGATTTCTTGCAACGTTCCATCCATCCACCCCGTTGAGGCATAACGACCAATTAAAAAATCTGTTGGCGTAAAATCTACTTGAGCCTCTGAGGCCGTGGCTACGGATGTTCCATTTCCAAAAACTTCTTGCGTAGCACCATCCACTTGAAATGATATAAGTGACTGACCCGTTAAAGGACTCCATGTCATTGTATCAAGAGTGTTGTATGACCAAGCTCTATGCCTTAAATACAAGCGAGGAACAGAGGCTTCAGAGCCTCCACTAAATTCATCTGCGCTAACTACTGAAATTAAAAAGTCAGTGTTGTCAAGTTCTGTAATCAAATTACTTGCCGTGAAGTAGTCATCCACCCCATCAAACTCAATTGCCGGTCGTGATATCGTTGCTCCCTCATATATGATATCTCCACCCTCAACAATCAATGGTTGCTCGGATGCGGTCGAGTTGGTCGCATGGTTGCCGTTGCCGCTTTGGTCGTACCAAGTTGTGACCGCTCCGTCTGCGGTGGTTTGGGTGACTACAATGTTTTTGAGGTAGAACACATCGTCATCGGCATCTACTGTAGTTGTCCCGTCAGATGCAAAAAATCTCAAACTTGCTCTCGTTGAGGTTTTATTTATTTCATTAACCGTTACCCATTGGTCGAGTGTTGATTGTGATGATAACCCACTATCAATAAATTTTATTTCATTAACTGTTTGACCACTTGGAATGTAGTACTCATAACTTACATTAAAAACTTGTCCAACTGGCATAACTGACGGCAAAGATGCAAGATGAAAAGTAGAACCACCACTCAAAGTAAACTTATATGCATCGTTTACCCCTCCCACACTTTGGGCTGCTGCCCCCGTTCCATTACCTGCGGATAAGTCCTCGGTACTTGAAAAGTCAGATGTGTACACATCCACATCCTCATTCACAAAAGCAAGGAGAGCCGTACTATCCAAATCTCCGTTCGCATCGAAGCCTATATCTTGCTCGGTGTCATCGCTTGACCTTCTCACCCGTATGGCGTTGAGCGTTTCGGCCTCTGTGAACTGGCGCAGAGAATAGTAAGCCGTAACCCCTCCGAAGGCATCCCCGAAGCCGCTATATGCAGGCGCGGGTGCGCTGCCACCGACCGAGGCGTCCGTCTTCACATAGTCGCCCGCTGTCGCTCCCTCGTTCAACATCGCGCCCCAGAAGAAGACCTCCCCTGTCCCTGCCGCTGCTGCGTTCTGAATGCTCAAGGTGTGGGTGATCGCTGTCGCTCCCGTTGTGAAGCTGAAGGAGTAGCGTCCATCGTCTGGGTTCAGCCCCCAAGATGTGTCCGCTGTGAATTGTTGCGCCTGACCGAGAGTTACATTACGAAGCCTGAAGTTCTTTGTGCCCGTCCGCACCTTTGCGTATACGCTGAAGGTGTAGGTCGTGTTTGCCTCGAGGGCGATCTGCTGCTGAATCCTTGACTGCGGTGCGTCCGTGAAGGTTAGCTTTTCGGCCGTGTCCGTTGCATTGGGAGCTGCCTCGTCTGTGCTATTGGCCGCAACTGAAATAAGGAACTGACTCCAGTCGCGAGTGATGTTCATGTCTTCGGAAGCCTTCAGCAAGTTGAGCCCAAAGCCGGGAGGGGCTGAATCAATGAAGAGCGTGTTCGCGCTCCATGCCTTGTCCCCCCACCATGTGGACTTGTAAATCTCTCCCCAGTTGTTGCTGTTTGCCATATCAGTAGACCCAACGATTTGACCTGCGTGAATGATTCGGATGCATCCCATCTTCCTGCGCTGCCGTGTACTCCGGGAAGCGCGTGGGATAGTATTCGAGGTGATCGACGAGCCGCCTCTTGTAGTGGTCGCCCACATCCGTCTGCTTG